TTGGACGTATAAGGAGAAATAATAGATGTCAAATTACGAAGCAACAAGATACGATTTCGACGGAGCAAACCTTACAGGTATCGAAGGAATTCCTACGGCAACTATTGTTCCGTGGTCTTCTTCTTCAGTGCCATCAGGTTTCTTAGAATGTAACGGAGCGGCAGTTTCAAGATCAACTTACTCTGCATTATTTGCAATCATAAGTACAACTTACGGAGCTGGTGATGGTGCATCAACTTTTAACTTACCTGATTTGCAAGATAACGTTGCATTAGGAAAATCTGGAACTAAAGCTTTAGCATCAACTGGTGGAGCAAACACTGTAACTTCAACTGGTAACGTTGGTGGCTCTACAGCGAATGCCACTTTATCAACTTCACAACTTGCTTCCCACACTCACGGTATAAATTTAAAAACAGGAGGATCTTCAGTAGATGGTTCAGCAGGTCCTGGTCCTCAAGTTGTAGGTAACCCTAATATACCTACTTTTATAAATAACACAGGATCTGGTACAGGTCACTCTCACAACATGAGTGCAACATTTTCAGGGGACGCAACTTCGGTTGTTCAACCTTATTTAGCAGTAATATATATTATTAAGACGTAGGAGAAATTATGGCAACTAATTCAACATGGACAGTAGTATTCGAAGATAAAATGATTATTAAACAAAGTGGTGACGGAGCTGGTCCATATACAATTGAAGATAATGATTTTTGGGGACTAGCTAAATGGAACAATATTTGGGCTATTCAATATGGAACATCGAATCCAAGTGACACTGTAGAATATAGAGATACCACTCCACACTCTAGTTGGGAAGATGCAAACTTAGGTGACTTTCAAGATTTTATCGATAAATGGGATTCTGCTCACTTAACACAATTACAAGCGAACTGGGATGCAGATTCTAGAGATGAATCTGAAAAAGGTGCAAGACCAACTTCTTATTCATCGTAACATCATCCAAGAAGTTAATATATATTTTTCACCTGACAAAGGTGGATTACCTCTGTGAACATATGGGAAAGCAGCAGGCCAAATAACAATACGACCAGTTTTAGGTTTTACTCTTTTTGAAAAATGTAAAAACTCTGTCTCTCCTCCATCCTCAACATCATTTAAATATATGGAAAAAACAAAAGCCCTAGGTTCATTATCAAAACCTTTACCATGTTCAACGTGCCAAACATGGTATCCTTCTGTTGGTAAAGTTTTTTGAATTTTTAAACAAGTAAAATAAAAAGGAACTCCATAAGCATCTTTAGCTCCTACATTTTGAACGTAGTGATTCCAAGCTAAATCAAAGTTTAACATCATTGGTTTTAATTCTTCCCACCAAACATCTACATTCCCTGCACTTGCAAAAAATTGTTGGTCTTGTTTTTGTAGAATAGATGCTTTTTCTCCACCTATTCTGTTAACGGTATTATTAAATTTATTTTGATTTTCAAATAATTGAATTGCTTTATTGCATTCCTCTTTTGTAATGTAATTATCGTAGGTTCCTATAAAATTACTTATGTTAACTGTTTTTTCGTTCATTTATTTTTTCCTTCATTAATTTATAATCTGATTGAGTAAAGTCTTGTTTTCTTTCTTTCCAAAAATTATCATATTGATGATGTGTAAAAGGACCGTTTTGATCTACGTAGTGAAAAAAAGCTTGTGCCATTCCCTCTCCTCTATATACACCTGGCCTTCCATGTTTTTGCACACAACCTGCATATAGTAAAGCATCTCCTTCTTTAATTTTAAAAGAAGAGTTTTCAATATTAAAAGACCAATCATCATATTTTTTTATACAGGTTGTAATTGAAACTTCACACGAAGGTCTATCTGTGTGTGTTTTTAAGGAAGCTCCTGATATGTAATATCTCCAATAAGAATAAGTTGGAAATAATTTTAAGTTAGATTCTTTTTCAACAATGGGTAATTTAATATCAAGTAAACTAGTCATTAAAGGATCATAACTCCAACATGGCGAAAAAGATTTTGGATCGATTTGATAGTCTTTATTTTGATGTAATTTATTATAACAATATTTTTGAAGAAGAATTAACTCTTCTTTTGTAAAAAAATTTTTTATTAATTTATAATTTACTGAAGCCATGCTACTATACTATATCTTACACCTTTTGTTATAGGTTGAATACTGTGAGGATACATAAAATTACTTGGAAAAAATAGAATAGACCCTTTGTCTAATTTAAATCTTTTAATTTCTTTTTCTTTTTGATCTGTAAAAATTAAATCTCCTCCTTCATAATTATCATTTAAGTTTATGATAATACTTAAATGTCTAGGGGCTAAAGTAAAATGATCTGTGTGAATATCATATTTACCACCCACAGAATATTTTAATAAATCAATCTGATTAATCTTACTGCTAGCCATTTTAGGAAATTTAGCTTTATAAAAATAATAAAGTCTTTCTATTTCTTTTTTTATAAAGTTGTAATAAAAAATATCTGTTGGTTTTTCAAGTTGTAAATGATGACCTTTTACATTTCTAACATTTTTATCTATACCACTTAAAATATATAAATTTTTATTTGCTTTATTGTCTATTAAATCTATTATTCTATTCATAAATTCAGGATGCAACATGTTTTTAATCTCAACAATTGCCTCTAAATGATCCATTATATTGATGCTTTCATTCTCTAAAAAACTAATATATAAGCTACTATATGCTACAGAAATTAAAATTCAAGCCTGGATTTAACAAACAAGACACTGAGTCAGGGGCCGAAGGTCAATGGACTGACGGTGATTTTGTAAGATTTAGATATGGACTACCCGAAAAAATAGGTGGTTGGTTACAGTTAACATCCGCCCAAAAGACTCTACCTGGAGCAGCCAGAGCACAGGTTGCATTTTCAAGTTTTGCAGGTGAGAAATATGCGGCTATAGGTACATCTCAGGGTTTGTTTCTTTATTACGGTAATGATTTTTTTGATATCACACCTTTAGATACAGCCATAACCGGAGGAACTTTAACAACTGTAAACAACTCTAACATCATAACTATTAACAAAGGTTCACATGGATTAGCTGTCGGACGATATGTAACTCTATCTAGTGTTACTGTCACTGGTGCATCTGGTTATACAGCCACAGACCTAGAAAAAGTTTATGAGATATTAACTGTTCCTGACATAGACAAATTTACTGTTCAAGCAGCGTCTGTTGAAACAGGTTCTGGTATGACTGCTGCAGGAGCTGTGACTGTTAATCCATATGTCGAGGTTGGACCCACAACTCAAACAACCGGATTTGGTTGGAGTACATCTACTTGGGGAGCATCAACTTGGAATACGCCGAGAGCTACAAGCTCTGTAATTCTAGATCCAGGAAACTGGAGTCTTGATAACTTTGGTCAAGTATTAGTTGCAACTATATTTGATGGTAGAACTTTTACATGGAATGCAGGTGCATCGAATCCAAGAGGTAACAGAGCATCATTAACCACATCTAACTTTCAAACTACAAACAATCCTACTGCCACCAGATTTACATTAGTATCAGATCGTGACAGACACTTGTTTCATTTTGGAACAGAGACAACCATTGGTGATCCATCTACACAAGATCCGATGTTTGTAAGATTTTCTAATCAAGAAGATCTAAACACATATACGCCAACAGCCACTAACACAGCGGGTACGTTTAGATTAGATACAGGTAATGAGATCAGAGCAGCTTTACAAGGTAAGGATTATGTGTTTGTTATAACAGATCTAGCAGCATACGTTATTCAGTTTGTTGGTCCACCTTTTACTTTTAGTGTCAGACAGGTTGGTACAAATTGTGGATGCATTGGTCAACATGCAGCTGCTTTTATTAATGGTGTTGTTTTCTGGATGGGTGCAGAGGGTGGTTTTTTTGCTTTCGATGGAACAGTAAAATCATTGCCATCACTTGTAGAGGATTTTGTATTCACTACAGATGGAGATAATCTTGGGTTGAACTTTAACTCTAGAGATGTTGTATTCGCTGCAGCCAATAATCTATATACAGAGGTAAACTGGTTTTACCCTAAAGCAGGGTCCACACAAATAGATAGATGTGTGACCTATAATTATGCTGAGAATATCTGGACCACGTCATCGTTAGATAGAACCACTTATCAGGATCAAGGTGTATTTGATGCGCCCTATGCTACAGATTACGAGGATACATCTACACCTGTATTTCCTGATATACTTGGAATCACAAATCTGTTTGGTGCAAGTATCTATTATGAACATGAGGAAGGAACCGACCAGGTTAATAGTTCGGGAACCACAGCCATACCTGCATTTATAAGATCTGGTGACTGGGATATCACATCAAGACGAAGCGCTCTTGGTCAACAGACGGGTGTAGCAGATTACAGAGGAGATGGTGAATTTTTTATGGCTGTTAGACGGTTTATACCTGATTTTAAATATCAGACGGGTAATGCAAAAGTAACATTATTTGTAAGCGCTTACCCTGACGATGTGGCTGTAAGTTCTCCACTTGGACCCTTTACAGTTACGTCAACAACTGATAAGGTGGATACTCGAGCCAGAGGAAGATTGGTTTCCATCAAGATAGAAAATGATGCTCTTGGTGAAAGCTGGAGATATGGCACATTAAGATTAGACGCACAACCGGACGGAAGAAGATAATGGCTGAAATAACCGCACAAAGTTTATATGATCAATTGTCGCCTATGGCGAAAAGGTATTACGATCAACAATTTAAAAACCAATATACACCTGGTAAAGAAAATATATTATTAAGTTCTCAACCAGAATATAACAAAATGAAAGCTGTTTATGAAGCGGAGCAACAAGTCCCTGAAAAAAGTTTTCTTGATTCTATAAATATTTTTGGTTCAGCAAGCGCGGCAGAACCGGACATAGGATTAAAACTTGCTGGTGATGTAGCGAGTAAAGTATCCAATACACCTGGGTTTGAAATCGTACTAAACCCTGATGGCACAATTTCAAATGTACCTGTGAGTACAAGTAGTAATTTACCTTTTGATAGTGTAGGAAGCAAACTTTTTGATGAGTTTAAATCCACTATACCTAAACCTAATCAAACATCATTTAATCCTAGATCTATTCAAAGTATATTTTCTACAAATTTTCCAACAGGCATTACTGCATCATCAGCAGCGCAAGATATATCGCCAATTCCTTTTGGAACAAGTGTAGATAATATTCAAGGATTTACTGATAAGGAAGATTTTTCTACATCAGGAACTGAAAAGTCAGGCATTGCTAAACTATTTGAATTCCTACAAAAGTTTTCACCTGTTTCAATGATAACAAAAGGCCTAGGATCGATATTAGATTTTAAAGACTCTCCAAGGTACATGCCGGCAACCATAGGTGTTGGTGGATATACAGCAGATCAATTAAATAGAATGAATGCACTAGGTGGATACTATTCGGAACCTATGAGAGCATACAGAAGAAATGTTAATAGAATATCAAATTTAATGCAAAGAGCCGCTGAAGGTAAAAACTTTAGTCAGAAAAATTTAGACAGACTTATGAGTCAAGTTGGTATGGGGGACGTAGATACTAGAGGAATGATTGATAGTATAAAAGCATCTGCTGATATGGGTTATGGAAAAGGAGGTGGAGGAAAGTTTGATTCAGGTAGAGATTATAGTTCATCACCAGGAGCTATTGCGGGTGATATGGAGTATGGAGAAGAATAATGGCTAAAATAACAAACTACATACCTGATCCAAAAGAGGAATACGATGTAGAAAATCAAAGACAGATACTCGAGTCTTTAACTACATTACAGAATCAATTAAACTTTTCTTTTCAACAAGACTTGAAAAACGAACAGGACGCATTTAATTACTTTTTATCATGAGTATAAATTATAAAAATGCTAGTGTCATATTGACTAATACAAATATGACTACAGTTTTAAGTATAGCAACCACTGCTGTGGCTATTGTAAAATCAGTATACATATCTAACAACAGCACAGGAGCTGTGACTGTAAACTGTGATCTTAGAGATAGTTCAGCAAGCACAGATGTAGAGTTTTTTAGAAAGGATATACCAGCAACCAGCACTATTAATGCAACAGAACAGGGCTTGAATTTAGAAGA